AAGGAAAAACAATATTACGATGTCGCTGTTCGGAGGGCTTCGGAGTATTGCCACTAACGTCCGATGATAAACAATCGTTTTAATGTTGTTTATCATTTGTTATATTCAGTTTTTATTATTAAATTTAAATTATGGAAAAATTAAATACATTTTTAATAGATAAGATATTTGAAAAAATTAATTCAGATGGACATAAAATATTAGAGGTTAAAGAAATTATAGAATCAACAAAACAAAATAAAACATGTAAAGTTCATTTATTTAACGAAATATACCTTGAAACTAAAAAAGATGATTATCAGGAATTGATAAAAAGACATTTTTCATTTTTGTTAGAAAACGAAGAATACGAACTTTGTAGTGAATTAAAAAAATTAAAATTAATATAAGATTATGAAAAGATTACACGTAAAATTTATCAAATGGTTGTCCAATAAATTTGGTTATAAAATTGTGATGTTAAAAGGTAAAAATGGTACAACCACCATCGAAGGGAACAGAGAAGTTTTACCTTATGTGGATATAACAGGATATTTCTTCAAAAAAGAACCACTTAGACGTAATGTTGGAAAAAATTGAATATAACGTCTGATGATAAACAATCGTTTTAATGTTGTTTATCATTTGTTATACACAGTATTTTGTGTGGTGGGTTGATATTAACAAAATAAATTAGTATTTTAGTAAATGAAAATAGAAATACCTTTATATAATATTAAAGTTAAGTTTTACTTTGATTATGATTTAAGTAAACCAATTAATAAGATAAAGAAAAAACATAAAAAGAAAAAACTTTATAAAATAGGTGAAATTGATTTTAATGGAATTGTTATCGGAGAGTTTATACCAAAGAAAAAGTTGGTTTATGTGTTAGTAAATAGAACCGATAAAGGTATTTGTGTCGATACTTTAACTCACGAAATATATCATTTGACTTCTAAAATTATGAAATATAATGGTTTTAAGTTTAAGAAAAGTGATGAACCTTTTGCGATATTAAATGGGAAATTAAATTCAATGATTATTGGTAAATTAATAAAAAAGGGTAAGAAATTAGATTACCCAACAACTAAACAAATAAAAATAAAATGATAAAAATGATAAAACAAGAATGTTCATCATTACTATTAAACATGAGTGATGAACAAATAAATGAGTTAATAAAAATAAGTAAGGAAGATTTAATTGAATCTAAAGGTACTTTTGATGAAGACACACTTTACCAATTATCATTGTCTAATGTAAAATTACATTGGGCTAGATTTATTAGACAATACTCAAATAACCCACTTAATAAAATAATTGATGTTGATAAGATTATCAACGAGGAAACGTTAAACGTTAAAACTTTATTAAAATAATATGAGTGATTTAATTTATTTATTCAATTGTTGGTGGAAAACAGTAATTAGAGGAAACCCCAATAAACGGTCATTTTTGATTTTTTCAAAAATGTTACGATTAGAAATAGAATGTTTGTTATATACTGGTAGATTTACATCTGAAATTTAGTGCGATGGATGAAAAAATATTGTGTATAACGTCCGATGATAAACAATCGTTTTAATGTTGTTTATCATTTGTTAGGTTTTGTCATTAATTTGTTTTACCTTTGAAAAAAATATAGAATATGGAAAATAAAAGAAAAGAAGAAATTATCAAAAAATGGGAAGAGATTGGTCTATTAGACGGACTTACTGAAATGGATAAAGACCATCCAATGTTGAAGGTTATTGTGTCAATTGGAAAACAAAGGATAAATGAACTTCCTGATGTGAAACCAATGGATGATTCAAAACAAATTAATGATTGAACCTAACGTTCGCAGGTTTGACCAGTAAAGGAATTTGAAACACTAATAAATCAAAATAATATGAACTTAATTAAAAGAATTATAGACCACATACACAGGAAACCTTTATTGGTTAAACCTGCTGTTAGGTACAGTTTAATTGCTGTTCCTGACCAAGATATTATTGATTGTGAAATTGAAACCCCACAGTTTAAAGATGGTAAAGTATGGAAAATGTATAAACAACAAGGTAGGTTTTACAAATCAGACATGAAGTTTATACACAATGGATTATTGAATGGTCATGATGTTCAATTTCACAATATTGAGGATTTTCAAAAAGCACTGCGTAAGGTTTTCTAAATTGTGCCTAACGTCTGATGATAAACAATCGTTTTAATGTTGTTTATCATTTGTTATATTTTTAGTTATTAATTTGTTTTATCCTATGAATGATAGATATAAAAAAATAGATGAGAAATCAAAAATAATTACCGATGGATTGGGTTGTGGTATTGATGAGGGTATTAGAGAATTAATTGTTTTATTGAATTATAACAACATTGGGACAACACAATCTTGTTGGGGACATAAAAATTGGGGTGAAAACTTTCCTTGGTTTGATATTGATATTGGGTATTATAAGAATATTGAAAATATTATTTTTGATTTTGAAATTGAAACTGAAAAATTTGAAGACACAATACGATTTTATCCAAAGTGTAAAACATTGATAAAAGGTAGAAAAGAGTTCAACAAGTTAAAAGACAAACTAAAACAAATTAATAATTAAATATAACGTATCGGGGCTTTGCGTAGTAGCCCTTACTAGAAACTTAAAATTAACCACGACACTTGATAGGGCTATTAGGCAAAACCCTTGTTAGCTGCCGTTTTAAATTACAAATTATGTCAGGAGGAAGATTTGATTACTTACAATATCGCATCACAGAAATAGTTGATGGAATTGAACAAGAAATAAGAAACAATAATGCCGAACCAAGAAAAGAAGATTGGTTTGAGCCAAATAATTTTAAAGAAGAAACAATTAATGAGTTCAAAAAAGGAATTGAATTACTAAAAAAGGCACAGATTTATGCCCAAAGAATTGATTGGCTTTTATCAGGCGATGATGGCGAGGAAACATTTCATCAACGACTTTCGGAGGACTTGTCTAAAAATGGCAGCTAACGTCCGATGATAAACAATCGTTTTAATGTTGTTTATCATTTGTTATATTCAGTTTTTATTAGTATATTTGTAAAAAAAATTATTATGGAAAGAACATTTAATAGAAAAGAAGTTGAAGAAATGTGTAAACAATCCTATATGAGAGGAATGAGTATTCAACACGACACAATGACAAAAAAGAAAATGAAACCACCAAAGGTTTTTGTTGAATGGGTAAAACAACTTATTGATGAATGTCCAGTTGGTAAGTTTAAATAAAAATTGAATATAACGGTCGCAGATATGGCAATGTAATTTTACGGATTTGAAACACAAGCTTAATAACTAATATTATGAATAGAGATGAGTTTAATAAATTATTTGATGAGCATTTTATAGATGAATGCGATGAAGTGTATGATGCAAAGAAAGAGATTGTTGAATATGCAGAAAATGTAGTAAAATTATTTGCTATATCTGATGTTATGCAACAACGTGAACAGTTATTTGATTTTTTGAGATGGTATTCAGACCATAGAAAATTAGATTATTCTGATTCACATATACTTGTTATGATTGAGAAGTATCAAAAATCAAATAATTGTGCATAACGATACTCAGATATATTCAGTTCTGAGATTTAATATATATACTTAAAATTAACAATAAACTTATGAAAGAGAATAGAATTAAGAGATTTAACGAGAACTCAGAATTGAATATATCTGATGTTAGAAGTAGTAAAAAATTTAAAGTTATAATTTGGGTTAATACTCGCAAATATGGTTTTGCTGGTAAAGATTTAAATAATGAAGTTATTTTTTCTGATATAATAGAAAGTGATAATTTAATTAATGCCACAGATACAGCGTTTGGTATTGTAGGTATTGAAAAAATAACATCTTATGATGAAGTTGATGTTAGTGTTGCTGAAATTAAATAATTTTTTATTACTTCTAACTATTATATATACACACCTATGGTCTAACCCATTTAAAATCAATACTTTGAACCAGAAAATTATAAAGATTTGTGAACAAAAGTTTATATATTTAAACTACTCACCAAGAACAAAAGAAAATTATATGCACCACATAAAAGATTTTCTCGATTCAATTGGTGAGAAACAGATTATTCATTGCAATTCACATGACTTTCAGTCTTACTTGGATAACTATAAATTCACCTCTATCTCTCAACAAAACCAAGTCATTAACGCTATTAGATTCCTATACAAATTTGGATTGAATAAGAAATACGATAAGGTTTCTTTCAAAAGACCAAAATCTGAGAAAAAACTACCCAGAGTTATTGATGGTGAGTTTATAAAACAAAAACTAAATCAAATTGAAAATCTTAAACACAAAGCAATTCTTACCCTAACTTATTCAGTCGGATTAAGAGTATCTGAAATAGTTAATCTAAAGATTGAAGATATTGATTCAAAAAGAATGCTTATTAATATCAAAAATGCAAAAGGTAGAAAAGACAGAATAGTTCCTCTTTCGCCAAATGTACTTAATCTGTTAAGAGAGTATTTTAAACAATATAAACCAACAGAATATCTATTTAATGGTCAAACGATAAATCAATATTCTGTAAGAAGTTGTCAAGAAATTTATAAAAAATACATTGAATTGTCTGGACATATACATACATTAAGACATAGTTGTGCTACTAATCTATTAGAAAACGGAACTGACCTAAAAATAATACAGAAAATCTTAGGGCATTCAAGTGTTAAAACTACAGAAATATATACTCATGTTTCCAATCAAATATTGTCAAGAGTAAATTTACCCATATAAAATTTGGTAGTTTAAAAATTTATTTGTATCTTTGTGGTCATGAATATTACACTGACACATAACATCAAAATCCAACACGAAAAGTTTGGAGTCCTTCTGAATGAAACATTTGTTGATTCAACACAATTTAAGTTGTTTCTAAAAATGGTTCAGGGTTGTTTGGAACTGAAAAACGATTTGACATTTTTCAATGGATATGATTTTTTAATTCATGTTCCCTTCAAACATTTAACAGAATCTATTATTTCTACATCACCTGTTGAAAATTATCAACTTGCTGACCACATGAAAAGTAAAATAGAATCTTTAATCACTAAATAAAAAAATATGGGATTCTCAATTATTTTAATTGCAATTATTTTGTATGTTTTATTCAAAAACATTATTAATTTCGTTAGATTTATTTTTTTTATATTCATTGCGTTTATCCTAATGATTGGTATTATTTTAGGTAGAGGATGTTCCAATATGGGTAATACAAATGAAAAAAATAACACAGTACAAGTTGACACTTTATCAAAAAATGTTTAAACTTGAAATATGAATAACATTATTAAAATCGTATTTTTTTGGATTATTTTACTACTAACATTCGGACTATTTGCCGAGTATTGTATTAATCGAGAAGTTCCATTATTAATCACAGGGTCAGTCTCATTCATTTATGGGTGGGTATTTATGATTCTTTTAAAATATTCTGTAAACAATTTAATAAACAATAAAAAAAACAAACAATGATTGGACTTTCAATTTTTATTTTAGGGCTGGTTTCTGCAGCTATTGTTGCAATTTCTACAAAATCGGACATGATTAAAGTAACACAAACTCGTTCAGGTACTGAAGAGGATTTTAACCCAAAATGGCTGATTACACCGATTAGTATATTATTATTATCAATTTTAGTATCAATTATTCAACCTTATAAACTTGAACGTGTTGACGCTGGACATATTGGTATCAAGGTTAATTTGGTTGGTAATGAACGTGGTGTTTCTGATTATACATACAAAACAGGTTGGGTTGTATATAATACTTGGACAGAAAATCTGTTCGAATTCCCAACATATCAACAACATATTGATTATGGGGCTCAATCGGTTATTACAAAAGGTGGGTTTAACGCAACAATTAAACCATCATTTAACTACTCATTAGTTCCAAATGCTGTTGGTGATATGTTTGTAAATTTACGACTACCAATTAAGGAAGTTGAACAAGGATGGTTAATGACAGCAATTGTTGGTTCAGTGAATGACGTGGCAAATAAATGGAATGTTGATTCGATTTTCAATAATAGAGAACAATTTGAATCGGCAATAATTCAAGAATGTAATAAACGTGTGTCTAAATGGTTTGTTATTTCTCAATTAAGGACAAACATAACACCTCCTGAAGAATTACAAAAATCAATAATAGATAAGACACAAGCAATACAAGAAGTACAGGTTGCGGAAAACCAAAAGAAAGTTGCTGAAGCTGAAGCGGATAGAAAAATAGCAGTTGCTAAAGGTGATAGTGCTCAATTAGTTATCGGGGCAAAGGCTGAAGCGGAAGCGTTCAAAATAAAGCAACAACAATTGACACCTCTATATGTTGAATATTTGAAAATTCAAAAGTGGGATGGAAGTCTACCATCAACAGTTCTTGGGAACTCGAATGGTGTGATGGTTAATATGAAATAACTAGTTTCCTTGTGTCAAATAACAAGGTGGTGGAGCAACTGACGTAAGTCGGTCCCAAGGGAAACGAGAGTTTCCCTTTTTTTATTTTGTACTATATTTTGGTTATGTATAAAGAAACAAAGAAGAGAACGCTTATAAAATCAATATTTTGGAGACTATTGGCAACAATAAATAGCTATTTTATTTTGATTTTATTCACTGATTCCAATAATCTGCACAAAGCAATTTTCATGAATATAACAGGTTTTATTATGTTCTTTGGATATGAAAGGATTTGGAACATAATAAAGTGGGGAAAATATGGTAGAGAGTAATATTTATAATAAAACACACCATGAAAAATATCGTCATATCTGAAAAACAACTTGATACTTTAGTTAAGAAAATAAATGAGAACCATCAGGAAGGTTCATATATGTCAAAACAACAATTGTATACTATTGCGGTTTTGGCTTATAACATGTGGGAAAAAATGGAAGAAGGAGAACAACTTGAAGATTGGATGGAGACAAAGATTGCTCAAGCAGAACAAAGTATAGTTGGTGTTGCAAAAACATATATGTATAACCAACTTACTGATGGTAATGAAAAAACTGGTATGGGTTCACTTAATTATGGAGACTTAGTTATCGGTAAATAATTTTACTTTATCGTTATTTTTTATTATTCTTAAAAAAAAAGAATATGGAAAATACTATTAAGAAAAGTAAAGAATTAGAAATATTAGAATCAATCGTAAAATTGATTCAGGAAACACCAAATGATGGTGATTTAGGTAGAAAAATAAGAACAATATATACTATAACTGACCAATTCAAAATAGTTCCGTGATTTATTTGAAATTTATGATATTTATGATAAAACTCAAACATGGAAAATAAATTTAAAAAAGAATTATTTGAAGAAGTTAAACGAAGAGGTTTAATTGTAGAACAAAAATCAGAGGGGTTTGGTTTAAAAGAAATGGTATCTAAGTTATTTCATTCTGAAACTCAAGTACATATGTTTCATTTACAAACCAAATCACAATCATCATTCGCTGAACATATGGCATTAGGTGGTTATTATGATGAGATTGGCGATAAATTAGACTCATTAATTGAAAGTTATCAAGGTAAATACGATATCGTTAAAGGTTATAAATCATATCCTTTTGATGATTATAAGAACGTTGAACAATTAATATCATACTTCAAAGAATTAGTTGATATGGTAACAACTAATAGAAAATCTATTAAAGAAAGTTATCTTCAAAACCAAATAGATGGAATCGAAGAATTGATTTATTCTACATTATACAAGTTAAGAAATTTAAAATAATTACGTGTCCTTTAACCCGTGAATCCAAGACCCC